GGCTGGACAAGGCATATCTGGTGGTGATAGAGCAGACTCAGTAGAAATGAGAAACAGAGAAGCAAAACGTCAAGCCTCAGTTGGATATGAAGATGCATTTAATGCCCTTATGCCAGGTTTTATTGATAACGTTGAAAATCTAACAGAAACAAATAGAAGATTTGCAGAAACTGCCAGAGATACAATTACAGAAAACGCAAATTTAATTGATGGATTTAGTAATGCTACTACTGGTGTAAAACAAGTAGTAGTAGAAACAGCCTCACTTGTTACTAAAATGCTTCAGTTTCCAGCATTTGTATTCGACGGAGTTGGTAGTGTGTTTGGAACAAATGTACTAAGTAATGATGGTAGGTCTGCCCAAGACTTCACAAAAGCAGGTAAACAAGGTCGTACAATCAGTAATTCTCAAATGCAAGATTTTGAAAAATATACTAATGATATGATTGAAAAGATTGGTAAAGATAAAAATGCAACTGCCGAAGATAGAAGAGCAGATTATGAAAGACTATTACAGTCACTATCAACCATTATGATTACTCAAACGGCAGAGGGCTCAAATGCTAATAGTATAAATCAAACACAACAGAAGATATTAGCCAGTCTAACTACTTTAATCAATCAGTTGAAGAATTAAGGGATGAGGTTGACAATGTATACAAAATATGTTAATATAGATAAAATTAGGAATAAATTATGACTTGGAAAAAGTACTTTAAAACATATGACGGTGTTCCACGCCCGGCAGAAACAGGACCAGCACAAAATAATGCTTCGAGTTCTAAATATAGCAGTTGGTTACCAGAGGTCTATATGGGTCAACCGAATCGTGCCCAACGTTATGGTCAATATGACCAAATGGACATGGATTCAGAAGTCAATGCGGCATTAGATACAATTGCAGAGTTCTCTACATTGTTTAGTGAAACTACTAAATTGCCATTTAACATTCAATACAATGATGACCCATCGTTTACTGAAAACGAAATTCTTCAAAAGTCATTACGTCAATGGTGTTCAATGAATAAGATGAACAAACGTATCTTTAGAATTTTTAGAAATACAGTTAAGTACGGTGACCAATTATTCGTTAGAGACCCACAGACATACAAACTATATTGGGTAAACCCATCAAAGGTTGAAAAAGTTGTCGTAAACGAAGGCAAAGGCAAAAAGATTGAAGCATATTACATTAAAGATTTAGATATTAATATGCAAAGTCTTAATATTACCGCAGACACAGTTAAACTATCACAAACTGGCAGTCAGAAGATGGGTATTCCTACATCTACATCTGGTATGCAACAAAGTTATGGTTCAGGTGCGGATGGTCAAGGTTCAAGGTTTGCAAACGATGTAACAACTACAGCAATTGATGCCAAGCATGTTATTCATGTATCTTTAAGTGAAGGTATAGACCAATACTGGCCGTTTGGTACAAGTATGCTTGAGCCTGTATTTAAAGTATACAAACAAAAAGAATTACTAGAAGACTCTATTATTATCTATCGTGTACAACGTGCGCCAGAACGTAGAGTATTCTATATCGATGTCGGTGATATGCCAACTCACAAAGCACGTCAACACTTAGAGCGTATTAAGAACGAAATTCATCAACGTAGAATCCCATCTAAAACTGGTGGTGGTGCTAACGTTGTTGATAGTGCGTATAATCCACTATCAATCATGGAAGATTACTTCTTTGCTCAAACGGCTGAAGGTCGTGGTTCTAAAGTTGAGACACTTCCAGGTGGTGAGAACTTAGGTGAAATTGATGATTTGAAATTCTTCAATGATAAACTACTAAGAGGTCTACGTGTTCCACCAAGTTACTTGGGTGGTATGGATGCAAATGGTTCTGCGTTTAACGATGGTAGAACTGGTACTGCGATGATACAAGAGTTCAGATTTACAAAGTATTGTGAAAGACTACAACAACTTATTGTTGAAGAACTAGATAAAGAATTTAAGATGTTCTTAAAGCACCGCGGTGTTGTGATTGAAAGCAGTTCTTTTGATTTGTCATTCAACACTGTCCAGAACTTCGGTAAGTATCGTCAAGCAGAAGTAGACCAAGTAGCAATGAACGTATTTACAAGCATTGAAAGTGCAGATTACATTAGTAAGCGATTTGCAATGAAACGTTTCTTAGGATTATCTGAAGAGGAAATCTTAGAAAACTCAATGATGTGGAAAGAAGAACGTGATGTTACTGACCCACTTCAAGGCAGTGATGATGGACTTAAAGGTGTAGGAGCATCTCCGGGTCCAGCAGGCGGCGACTTTGATGGTGGTGGCGACATGGAAGACTTTGATGATTTAGAAGGTGATGCAACTGATGATGCGTCTGTGATTTCTGGAGAAGAAAACACAGAAACTGACGAAGATGCATAAATACTAGTATGAAATATATTGAAATAAATGAGAACTATTCGCCAGAAGAAGACGAGTTTAACGCTATCGATTTAGAAGATACACGTAAAACTCGACTGACTCTTGTACACCTTTCTAAACTTAGAAAGATAAGAGAGTATAGAAAGTTTCAAAAAGCGGCTGATAATGAGCAAATCCAGAAGCAATACGGCGGTTCTTCTGATGAAGCACCTGCTGGTGGCGGCGCATTAGACTTATAAAAAACTTATATTTCATTATTAAGTACGGTTTTATAAATTAGTAAAACTTACTAAATATCTTAAGTTCGGTGAGAAAACCGAAAAAAATGCTCATTTCCGAGCATTTTCCCAATATACTTACATAATCCCCATAAATACTTGTGTATGAAACTCACTTTGCAACAAATTGGCGCATTGCTTGTTTCTATAACCCTGCCGCAATTGTAGTGGCTATTAAAAGATTATTAAGGAGACTTAACATGTCCAGAAGTACACTAGAACAAGTGCTAGAATTGTTAATCAATGAAGAGAATGCAAAAGCAGAATCGCTTTTACATGACTTCGTTGTTGAACAAGCACGACAAATCCATGAGGATTCTTTAAACGAAAGCGACACAGTTGTAGAAGAAGAACTTGAGGAAATTGAAGAATCAGAAGAAATCGAATCTTTAAACGATGATATCGAAGAAGATTCTGATGAAATTGAAACAGAAGAAATGTTTGACGATGAAGATATGTCTGACGATGATGCTGAAGAAGACCTAGAAATGGGTGATGAAGAGCCAGCGGAAGAGATTGAAGACAGAGTTGAAGATTTAGAATCAGCGTTATCTGACCTAGAAGCAGAATTTGAAAAAATTATGGCTGGCGAAGACGATGCAGAAGATGAAGGCGAAGAAATGGATATGGACGATATCGATTTAGATATTGAAGAGCCAGAGATGGAAGAATCAGTTGAAGAAGTTGTTGAAACAGAAGAAACTGACGAAGCAATCGAAGAAGCCGCATCAGAAGATTTAGATGAAGATGCATCTGAAGAAGAAGAAAAGTTGGAAGAATATACAATTCCAGCATCTGCTAAAGAAGGCGACAATGGCGAAGGTTCTTCACCAGTTGCTAAAGATGGCGGCGCAGACGAAAGTGACGCGGCACCAGTTGGACAAAACGATGGTAACACATCTGGCGGTTCAGCATCAGCAGAAGATATGAAAACAGGTAATGTAAACACAGTTGGCAACAAGAAAGCGCCAGCACCGAAAAAAGCCTAAGTAATAAACTCTTTTAGGAGAAACCAATGACAGTTCTTATTGAAAAATATACACATAATCAAGCAAACGTTAAGTCACGTATTGTTGAGAACGAGTCAGGTGAAAAGAATATGTTTATGGAAGGCATTTTCGTTCAAGGTAACGTTAAGAATGCTAACCAAAGAATGTATCCTGTGAGCGAAATATCTAAAGCAGTGGAATCAGTCCAAAAAAGAATTAAAGAGGGCTTTCCAGTGTTAGGTGAATGCGACCATCCACCTGAATTAACAGTCAACGTTGACCGTGTTTCACATATTATTGAAAATATGTGGATGGATGGCGCTGATGGATTTGGTAAACTAAAGATTGTTCCTACACCAATGGGCAACATTATCAGAACACTAATCGAATCAGGTGCCACTTTAGGCGTCTCGTCTCGTGGTTCTGGTGAAGTTGACCACGCTGGTAAAGTTAGCAATTATGAAATTATCACTGTCGATATTGTGGCACAGCCAAGTGCCCCGGATGCATATCCAAAAGCAATATACGAAGGATTAATGAACATGCGTGGCGGTTACCAAACTTGGCAACTAGCACAAGGTGTTCAACAGGACAAGACTGCACAGAAGTACTTGTCAAAAGAAATAGTTAAGTTCATTAGAGAACTTAAACTTTAATTGAAAGAAGGAGAACCAACAATGGCAACAAATGAAATCCTTGCTGGTCTTCTTGAGTCTGATGTTTTAAGTGAAGAAGTTTCACATCAAATATCAGAGGCTTGGGAAGCACAAATAAATGAAGCAAGAGAGGAGATAACAGCCGAGTTGCGTGAAGAGTTTGCACAGAAGTTCGAACATGACAAATCAGTGATTGTAGAAGCCATGGATAACATGCTTTCATCAGCAATCAAAACTGAAATGGATGAGTTCAAAACTGACCGTGAAGCCCTAATCGCAGAACGTGTTGCATATAAGAAAGCAATTTCTGAACATGCATCTCTCCTTGAAAAATTCATTACTTCTCAATTAGCAAATGAAGTTAAAGAATTACGTGACGACCGTGCTAAAGTTAACGAACATTTAGATAGAACTAAAGATTTCGTTGTTAAACAACTTTCACGTGAACTTGCGGAATTCCACGATGATAAGCGTGATTTAGTGGAAACTAAAGTACG